CAGCAGTGGATATTACGCACAGATCACATCAGAGGGTAAGAACTCCGTGGTTATGGCGGCAGGTTTTGACTCGATGGCAAAAGCAAAAATTGGAAGTTGGATCACTCTTGCCGAATGGGTAAAAGTAAATGATGATGATAAAACCATTTGGAAACCAAAATGTGTAAAAACAGAGTATGTAGACGGAGAAAAAATCAAAGAAGATACATTTTACAAGCTGATTGATGGAGAATTTAAGGAGGTTAAAGAAAATGACTAACGAAACAGTAGTTGCGGAGAAAAAAGAATCTGTAAGAACATTTGATGTTGCTCTTGCGGAAAAGTTGGAAGAAAACAAAATGGCACTGCCAAAGAATTTCAACAGAGAGAGGTTTGTGCAAAATACATTAGCATTACTGCATGACAATCCAGACCTTATGAAATACAAGCAATCTGAAATTATGATGGGCCTGATGAAAGGTGCAACATTGGGATTAGACTTTATGAACAAAGAGGCATATTTGATCCCATACAAAGACAAATTGCAATACCAAACAGATTATCGTGGAGCAATCAAACTAGCAAAGCAATATTCGACCAGACCGATCAAAGATATTTATGCGAAATTAGTAAGAGATGGGGACGAATATGAAGTTGCGGTTGTTGACGGAAATCAAACGGTAAATTATAAGCCGTTGCCATTTAATGACGGAGAGATAAAAGGTGCATTTGCGGTTGTCATATTTGAAGATGGCACAATGAAATATGACGAAATGAGCAAGAAAGAATTAGAGAACACCAGACAGCACAGCAAAATGAAAAACGGTTCTGCATGGACGGATTATACCGGGGAGATGTATAAAAAGACAGTTTTACATAGACTGTGCAAAACCATTGATTTGAATTTTGAGAACCCGGATCAAAGAAAGATTTTTGTTGAAGATGTTGCAATTGAAACAGACATAGAAAAAATTGCAGAAAATGAAATTGAAGAAAATGAAAACTCCGTTGATTTTGATGAAGATGTAATTGACGGAGAAGCAACAGACATTGAATAGAAGAGAGGAGATTTAACTATGATTATTGTAAAGAATGGAAATGTAAAGGTTTGCGGCACAGGAGAAGATGTACTAGTTGAATATGCAGCTTTGACAGGTGGCTTGTTTGAAGCACTAGGATCAAAGAATGGAGAAGCAGGAGAAAGGATGGTTAAGACTGCGTATAAAGCAGGAAAAAAATCATACAAAAACAAAAAAAGAGAAAACGAAAAAGGAGAAGATAAAAATGAGAATCATATCTAGTGAATGCGATTATGACGCTCCATATGACAAGTGCTTTTTATCAATTAGAGAGTCAAATATAAGCGGAAAGTTTCAGATTGTAGCATCACAATACATGACTGAAACAAGCGAAAGTCATGTTATGGGTAACTATAATACAGCAGAGGATGCTTCCAAAGTGCTTAATTCATTGAGAAAGTGTTATTTTGATAATTACGCCTATTATGTATTCCCTAAAAATTCAGAGTATTCAAGCAGGGAAAGGAATGATAGAAATGATTCTCGAATGTATCGCAACAGGAAGCAGCGGTAATTGTTACATTTTACAAGCTGACACTGGTGAAAGACTTGTATTGGATGCAGGGATATCAATATCTAGGTTAAAGCAGGCTATTGATTTTGACATTAAAACCTTAAGAGGCTGCTTGATAACACATCATCATAAGGATCATGCAAGATGCGTTGATGAATTGGAAAGGATTGGGGCATATGTTTATATGCCATATGATATAGAAAATCCAAAAACACTTAAAAAAAATTATTTGGGAGGTTTTTCTGTATCATCTTTTCCACTGGATAATAACAATGGCAGTTTTTGCCATACAGATGCAGACGGAACAGAATGCCCATGCTACGGATATATGATAGAGCATGAAGAGATGGGGAAAATGCTTTATATAACGGATACGCAGTATGTAAAGTGGAGATTCAAGGGAATAAATCATATTTTACTTGGCGTAAATTATGACAAAGAAATTGTTGATGAAAACGACACCAAGCGAAGCCATATATATAGAGGTCATATGTCAATAGAAACAGCTTGCAGATTTGTAAGTGTGACGGACTCTAAATGCCTTAGAAACGTCATAATGTGCCATTTGAGCAAGAGTAATGGAGATGGTGACAACTTCATTGCGAGAATGGAGAAATGCGTTAAAACAGCAAATGTAGACGTTGCAGAGGCAGGTAAAAAATGGAGATTAAGAAATAACAATTGTCCTTTTTAGAAAGGAGATATTTTGAGCGAAGCAGAAACGATTGTTGAACTGTTCCGAGACAAATTGTTTGAGTGGTTTAATTCTGATGAGATATTTGATAGCAGGGCGTACAACACGTGCAAACCATATCAAACACTTGTTGATGAACTAGAGGGTACGGTAAACAAAATAGCAGACGAGTTGAAAGCGAGGCATTGAAATGAAAGACGAAGAATTGAAAGCAGAGAATACGGAAGATGTTGTAACTTACAAATGTCCAAGATGCGGAAAGGAATTTGAACATCTTGAGAGCATTAAACCTAATTTTTGCATGAACTGCGGATGCGGATTCTACTGGGAGGATGATGAAGAGGAATGAATAAAAGAAGTTTTGCACAGGCAATGGCAATAGAAAAGAAGAACAAAGAACGCCTGTTGAAACTGAATCCCAGGCTTAACGAAAGAAGTGGAATTTATTTCTTGACAAGGATTGATGAAAACGGATTCAAGTATGCGTATGTTGGACAGGCAAAGAATTTGTTACAACGACTTGCATCGCATTTGTCGGGGTATAAGCAACACATAGATTTGTCTCTTAAAAAGCATAAACTATGGTCGCAGGAAAATCCGTATGGTTGGGTCGTGAATTTTGAGAATTTTTCACAAAATCGGCTAGATGAGATGGAAAAATACTACATTAAGAAATATGCAGATGACGGTTACCAACTTCGAAATGTCAGCGTTGGTGGTCAAGGGTCTGATCGGTCCAGTGGACAGATTGGAGAAAGAAAGCCACCAAAGGGATATAGAGACGGTGTTGAGCAAGGCAAAAAGAACTTGGCAAGGGAATTATCCAGTATTGCCGAAAAGCACCTTAAAATCGAAATCAGAGATGATAAGAAGAACAACAAGGTGTCACAAAAGCAATACGATAAATTCATGGATTTATTGAGAGTAGGTGATTCAGAATGATATTTATGATTAAGCAGTTTATAAAAGCATGGCTGTACTATCCAAAATTAGTTAAATACCTAAATGATAGGCTGAATATTGATTATCCAACATCACGTTTCAGATATTCGAAGCATTGCTGTTTAACGGCAAGAAAAATAAAGAAATCTGGTCGTTGAATTTCAACTTATAAAATGAAAGGAATTGAACGTAACGGCCAACAGAAATCAAAGAAAGGAAAGTATGGTGGATAACAATTATTTTTGCGATGGTCAAATGAATTTATTTGACTTTTCAAAAAAGCCTATATGCATTACAAAACCAATAAGGTTGATAGAATTGTTTGCAGGATACGGTTCGCAAGCCATGGCATTGAAAAAGATTGGTGCTAAATTTGAGCATTATAGAGTTGTTGAATTTGATAAGTACGCCATTGCAAGTTATAACGCAATACATGGAACAGATTTTCCTACAATGGATATAACAAAGATTCATTGTGATGATTTAGGGATAGAAAATACTTCGGATTTCACTTACTTACTTACTTACTCATTCCCATGTACTGATTTGTCTGTTGCCGGGAAACAAGCAGGAATGTCTAAGGGGAGCGGTACGAGATCAGGCTTGTTGTGGGAAGTTGAGAGAATACTAAGTGAAATAATAGATGGTTGTGGAGAATTGCCACAGATATTGTTCATGGAAAATGTACCACAGGTACACGGAAAGAAAAACATTGAAGATTTCAAAAAGTGGTTGGAATTTCTTGAAAGTTTAGGTTACACAAATTATTGGCAAGATTTGAATGCTAAAAATTATGGTGTGGCACAGAACAGAAACAGGTGCTTTATGTTTTCGTTTCTTGGCAATTACTTATATGATTTTCCACAGCCTATACCCCTCAAAAAGAAGTTAAAAGACTATCTTGAGGATAATGTAGATGAAAAGTATTACATTAACAATGAAAAGGCAGACAAGCTGATAAAACAGCTTATTGACAACGGCACATTGCCACAAAACAGTCTTAACAGACAGAAAGACAGACAGACTTGCGTTGACGGAACAATCAATAAACCGCAACAGAGAGAAATTGCAAACTGCATTAAGGCAAGATATGACTGCGGAATATCAAGCTTGCGGTCAGACGGAAACCTTGTTGTTAAGCAATCAAGCAACGCAGATTGAAAAGCATGATTTAGGAGTGATTATGGCAGATGTAAGTGTAATAGGTTCTCTTGAAGCAAAATTTGAGAGTACAAACAGAATTTATGATGTGGGGGGGTGTAGTCCAACATTGAGTACAATGCAAGGTGGCAATCAAGAGCCGAAAATTCTTGAAGTAAAGCAGTTAGGATTTATGGATAATGGAACAGGAAAGCACCAATCAAACACAGTATATGACGAAAATGCAATTTGCCCTAATATCACAACAGTTGAGGGTGGCGGTACACAACAGATTAAAGTGTGTGAAAGTCAGATAGTTGCTATGCGTGGCAGAAATCCTGATAATGCGTCAGATAGGACTGTGGGGAGTCCAACAGAGCAGAGACTAGAGTTAAATAAACAAGGAACAAGTAATTGCTTAACTAGTGTGCAGAAAGACAACCTCGTTATAGAAGAAAGCATAATACAAAGGGCAAGAGGTTTTAACAAAGGCGGTCAGTACGAAATATGTCCCCCTGTTACTGCACATAGTTTCCAAGAAAACAATCTATTAAAATGCCAATACCGTATACGAAAATTAACACCAAAAGAGTGCGGACGGCTGATGGGTGTATCTGATGAAGATATTGACAAAATGGCAGCGGTAAACAGCAACACACAGTTATATAAGCAATTCGGAAACAGCATTGTTGTAGATGTTATGTGTGCTATGTTTCAATGCTTGAACATTAGACAAGGAGAGTGATTTTAATGAAGATTTTAACAAACAAGAAATACAAGTGAAAACATGAAGGGTAAACACACGTACTGCTCTGCTTGCACATTTTCTTATGCGTATAAAGAATATTATGGCAGTGTAGAACACGAAACTTACGGTTGCTTGCTTGAAATTCCTTGTGAGGGTTTCAGAAAGAGAAAGGAAATGGGCAATGAAAATAATTGATTGGATTCGAAAAAAGATAAATGCAGGTTATGATAGCTGCTATGAGGTAATGAAAGAGAATTTTTCAAAATCCGATGACGAGTATCAGTGCCATGGAATGTACGGTGGAGACAGCGGCACTGGTTATCTATCATATGAATGTATCCACTGTCCGCACTTAAAATTTATACAGGAGGCAGATTTGAATGATTGATGAATGGAGCATCATCCAAAAGTTGCAGCGTGGACTTGATGAATGCCTGTTGAAAAATCCGAATGAAGAAGATTCGGAAATAGTTTCAATAGTTTCCGAAATTATTAACACGTTAAAAATTAAAGCAGAGCCAAAGGTTTATTGGTCACAAGTACCAGTCGATACACCAATATTGGTGTCAAATGATGGATTAAATTGGCACAATAGACATTTTGCAACATTTAGATTCTACAGTGTGTTTGCCTGGGATGATGGTGCTACATCTTGGACAACTTGCAAGGTAACTAAATGGAAATATGCGAGGTTAAAAGAAAATAAAAGGAGGAAGAAAAATGACTAATCAAGAAAAGTATAAAGAAGAGATATTAGATCTTGTAATATCTAATGCGTGTATAGGAGTTGATTATGAAACTGGTGAATTGGCTGCTTGCAGTTCGAGGGGTGGTTGTGCGTGGTGCAAATTTTATGATGATCCAGCACCTTGCGCTAAACTAAGGAAAAAATGGTATAACGAAGAATATGTTGAACCTAAAGTTGATTGATCGGAAGTGGCGATTGATACCCAAATATTGGTATCGAACAACGAAGTAAATTGGTATAGGGGTTATTTTGCTGGCTTTGACGGAAACTTCGTGTCTGCTTGGAAAGGTGGATCAACATCATGGTCGGCTCAATTTGCTGATTATGTAAGTAAGTGGAAATATGCAAAGTTATTAAAATAATAAGGAGGATGAAAGCGATGAGAAATTTAGAGGTTTACGAAGAAAGTTTAATGGAGAATTATTTAAACTCTAACTACAATTATGTAGGTGTAGAAGAAAAGACCGGGGAAATGAGAATCTGCAAAGACATAAAATGCTCTGAATGTTCAATCGGAAAACTTAAAGAAGAAAACAAATTACAAAAATGCTCTGACGCATTTAAGATTTGGGCAAATGAAGAATATAGAGCACCAATGGCTTTTTGGGAGGATGTTGATGTTGATACCCCAATACTTGTAAGAGATTATCCTACCGATTGTTGGCATAAAGCACATTTTGCAAAGTATAAAGATGGAAATGTGTTAGCGTTTAAAAATGGGAAAACATCTTGGTCGGTTGACCAATATTCTTCATTGATTGAATGGAAATATGCAAAACTTGCAGAAAGTGAGGAGTAGAAAATGAGTATCGCAGGAGAAAATAAAGAAGTGGATGAGATATTATATACATTGTGCCAGCACAATGTAAGTATCATGGGTGGGTGGTGCCCATTCCCAGCAACCGCAATAGCAAAGACACTTGATATGAGTGTGCATAAAGTAAGATACCATTTGAGAAAACTAAAGCAGCAAGGGATCGTTGATAGTATTCGTGATGGTGGAATGACGGAGTATGGAGAACTATTTTGTAATAATGGGTGGCACATAACTGAAAAAGCACACGATACAAACGAATACAAAAAAGCGTATAAGGAAGAGAGAAAATTATGCGAAGAGTGCTTCGATATTGACATTGGTAATTGAATAGCGTGAATGCAGAAAGGAGACGGAAAATGAGAACATTGCCAATATTATTTAAAACGGAAATGGTACAAGCACTTTTGGATGGAAGAAAGTCCTGCACAAGGCGAGTGATAAAACTTCCCGACAATATGACTGGACGCCCCATCGGAAAATCAGGAGATAGTAGCAATCCATTGGGATTTTTTTATATAGGAGGAATAAAAAGACCACCATACCAACCGGGAGATATCCTGTATGTCCGGGAAACATGGGGTAAAGGATATGAAGAAGGGACATATATTTATAAAGCAGATGATAAACTCGCAGATCTTCCGACTTTTAAGGATTCAACAAAGTTGATATATCATCCGTCCATCCACATGCCGAAAGATGCTGCAAGAATTTGGTTGAAAGTAACTGATGTAAGGGTGGAGCGGTTGCAGGAGATAACGGAAGATCAGACAGAAGAAGAAGGCTTTTTATTTACGCCACCTTGCTTACATCTGACAGGCGAAAACTATTGCGATATAGATGGACCGTGTACAAGCAAAATTAAATATTGTGATATGGGTGCAGGGGAATTGTTTGGAAAAGTGTTATGGAACAGCACCATAAAGAAAACTGACATCGATCGTTACGGTTGGGATGCGAACCCTTACGTGTGGGTGATTGAATTTGAACGGTGCGAGAAACCGGGAAAGGAGTAGGAAATGAATATTGACGAAGCGATAAAACGACACAAAGCTATGGCAACAGAAGGCAATGTCATATTTTCAAATAATCCTGATCTTGCCGAAAAACACAACAAGGAACACGAACAGATTGTAGAGTGGCTTGAAGAGTTGAAATGGTATCGTGGTATGTTGAAACGATGCCGACCTTTCACTCTGTTTGTGGAGAAGCAGAAACAGCCTATAAAAACATGTAGTCATACGTTCGCATCATGCCACCATACAGAATTACAGTGTTCAGAATGCCCAGTGACTGAATTGTTAGGCGAAGAATTTTCCAAGGTAATAGCTAGGTGTTATGAAGATTTTTATATGGCTGGAGTCTATGCAGGAAGTGCGTTTGGAAGATATGAAGAGTTGGAACACATAAAGCGAAAGAACCACGAAGCATCGGAAGAAGCAAAGCGTGAAGAATTTATAACTGGCAGGAAAAAGAATAGAAGCATAATTCAAAGATTTATAATAAGGAGATGATGAAGATGAACATTGATGAAATAATACACTGGTTGAAGGAAATGCAAGGTCCAGCAATGAGTGAAGCGGAATTATACTGTGCCGGGTCTTGTTACGGTACTGGCGAGATGGCGTATTCATCTCCAGAAGATTACGCTTTATACGAAGCAATCAATGCTTTGGAACAGTTAAAAGAGTATTGGCAGTTAGAAGAGCAAGACAGACTTATCAAATTGCCTTGCAAGGTGGGATATAAGATATATAGTATTTATCGTTGTTTCGATGATGGTGTGCAGGAACTTATAGTAAAAGGAATACATATGCATTCTTACACGCCTACTAAAACAATATTATCCATTGAATTTGAATCTGACGATCAAAGATGCTGCGGTAAATTAAGAGCAGAAGAACTTGGTAGAACATTATTTCTAGCAAAAGGCGAAGCCGAAGAAAAACTGAAAGAATTGAGAGGTGAAGAAAATGAGTGATAAGCAGAGCAATCTCACAGACAAAGAAATGGAAGATTTACAGAACATAGTAACTGACACATTAGCAAGTGTATGTGCTATGGCAGACAAGCACAACATCGACAGAGATAGTATGCTGAAATACTTTGCTGATATGCTCACAGCTTTTGCAGAAGTGGCAAGCATACAGAATTATGAAACTAACCACACCAATGCAGACAGAATAAGGCAGATGTCGGATGAAGAATTAGCGGAGCTTCTTATAACTTTTAAGAACACATTCGGTGAAGAATACGAGGGAGAAGCTAGTTGTATGGATTGGCTTCAATCAGAAGCAGAATAGGAGAGGTGAAGAAGATGAATAACAGTGCAAGAATAATTAAAAACTTTATTGAGTTTCAAAGAAATGTGTCTACTGAAAAAGCAATACATAGCCTAGAAGAATTAAAACGCTTTGTTATGTGGGATGATGTTGAAAATAACAGCTTTTCAGCAGACGCTTATGAGGCTATTGATTTGGCAATTGATGCGTTGAAAAAGCAACTCACAAGATTACAGTAATGTGGAAAGAATGGCTAGGACAAAAAGCAGAATAGGAGAGAATATGAAGTATATAAGCAATGCAAAATATGGAGAACCAGTTGAGACAGGAACTATCTACAGAGGTGACAATAAAATATTAGGTATATGTGTCCATGAGTTACGTGGTTGTGGAGAAACACTATATATGAATTGTGAGGCATTAAATATCTATGATATAAAATTAAACAGTACATCTGTGATAGATGCGATAAATGAAGCACAATCATTAGTGAAGCGTGAGCTTGATTTGCTTAGCAAGGAACTTAATTCAATATTGAATAGTGAGATAGAAATATCAAGGTATTAGA